GGCTCCTCTGACTGGACTCGAACCAGTGACATACGGATTAACAGTCCGCCGTTCTACCGACTGAACTACAGAGGAATCGTGTGAACGGGGCGCATATTAACGATGCCATCCGGCCTTGTCAAAGCCTGATTCAAAGAATTGCGTTCGACTGCTGACAATTTCAGCAATCGCCATCCATGCGCTGTTTTTTTCACCATGTTGCACCGTTGTAGTGCGAATGTACCCCTAATGGGGCATACCACAATCTGCTTACCGGGCAAATAAAAACCGAATTGCTATCACTATCCCTTATAACACAGCCTGCGGCGGGCGACAGCCGAGGAAATGCAAAGCTGGCAAGCAAATTGCAAAAGCCAGTGCATCATACTCCCAGCGTTGACGCTGGCGTTCCTTACAGGAGGCAAAATGAACTTAAGACGACTGAAATATTTTGTGAAAATCGTCGATATCGGCAGTCTGACCCAGGCCGCTGAAGTCTTGCATATCGCCCAACCGGCCCTCAGCCAACAGGTCGCGACCCTGGAAGGTGAAATGGACCAGCAGTTGCTGATACGCACCAAGCGAGGGGTCACGCCAACGGAAGCCGGTAAAATTCTCTACACCCATGCGCGCACTATCCTGCGCCAGTGCGAGCAGGCGCAGCTGGCGGTCAATAACGTCGGCCAGACGCTGCGTGGTCAGGTGTCGATCGGCCTGGCGCCGGGCACCGCGGCCTCCGCCATTACCATGCCGTTGCTGCAAACGGTACGCAATGAGTTGCCCGAGGTGATGGTCTATCTGCAGGAGAGCAGCGGCACAGCGCTGAATGACAAGCTGCTGGCGGGCCAGCTGGATATGGCGGTGCTCTATGAGCGTTCGCCGGTGGCAGGCATCGTCAGCCAGCCGCTGCTGAAAGAAGACCTTTACCTGGTCGGCACCCGCGACTGCCCGGGGCAGAGCGTGGATCTCACGGCGGTGGCGGAGATGAACCTGTTCCTGCCGCGCGATTACAGCGCAGTGCGGGCGCGGGTCACCGAGGCATTCACCCTGCGTCGTCTGTCGGCGAAAATTATCGGCGAGATCGAATCCATTACCACCCTGACCGCGGCCATCGCCAGCGGCATGGGGGCGACGGTGTTACCGGAATCCGCTGCCCGTTCCCTGTGCGGGGCGGCGAACGGCTGGATGGCGCGGATCAGCACGCCTTCAATGAGCCTGTCGCTGTCGCTGAACATGTCGGCTCGCGGCAGTCTGTCGCCGCAGGCGCAGGCGGTGAAAGAGATCCTGCTGTCTCTGGTGAGCCGCCCATCGCTGGAAAACCGTGAACTGCAGCTGGTCAGTTAGGGTATATTCTCTTAAGGAATAAGTTGCTGGTTTTTATTATTTGTTACCTGGGACAACAGACTTTAACAATAGCAGATACGTTAAGTCCATTGGCCCGGAGGAAAGGGTGAACTTCCAGCAGCTGAAAATTATCCGTGAGGCGGCCCGTCAGGATTACAACCTGACGGAAGTCGCGAATATGCTCTATACCTCGCAGTCAGGCGTCAGTCGCCATATCCGGGAACTGGAAGAGGAGCTGGGGATTGAGATCTTTATCCGCCGCGGCAAACGCCTGTTAGGCATGACCGAGCCGGGTAAAGCGCTGTTATCGATTGCCGAGCGGATCCTCAATGAAGCCAGTAACGTTCGGCGGCTGGCGGATCTCTTCACTAACGATGCGTCAGGCGTCTTAACTATCGCCACCACCCATACTCAGGCGCGCTACAGCCTGCCGCCGGTCATTAAAGCTTTCCGCGAGCTGTTCTCAGATGTTCGCGTCGAGCTGGTGCAGGGTACCCCGCAGGAAATCGAAGCGCTGCTGCATAACGGCGGAGCGGATATCGGCATCGCCAGCGAGCGCCTGAGCAACGATCCGACGCTGGCGGCTTTCCCCTGGTTCCGCTGGCATCACAGCCTGCTGGTGCCGAAGGATCATCCTTTGACGCAGGTTTCCCCCCTGACGCTGGAGGCGATCGCCCGCTGGCCGTTAATCACCTACCGCCAGGGGATCACTGGCCGTTCGCGCATTGATGAGGCGTTCAACCGCAAGGGGTTGATGCCGGATATCGTGCTGAGCGCGCAGGATTCCGATGTGATCAAGACCTACGTGGAGCTGGGGCTGGGCGTCGGGCTGGTCGCCGAGCAGTCCGGTGATGCCCGGGAAGCGGACACCTTTACGCGTCTTGATACCCGCCATCTGTTCGATGCCAATACCGTGTGGTTGGGACTGAAGCGGGGCCAGCTGCAGCGGAATTACGTTTGGCGCTTTATCGAATTGTGCAATGCCGGACTGTCGCTGGATGAGATTAAGCGTCAGGCGATGGAGCCGGAAGAGGCCGCAATCGACTATCAGATTTAAGTCATTGTGGGTCAGCGGATCGAGGCGAGGAAATAACGCTATAATTCACACACGAGAGTCGCGACTGAGGAAGGGAAAATGACGATGCGGCGTGTGAAATTACTCTGTACGGCGCTGATACTGCTTGCCAGCCACGGCGCGCTGGCCGTCAGCTATCCGCTGCCGCCGGAGGGGAGCCGTTTGGTGGGCAGCGCATTTACCATTGCCGTTCCGGAGAATAACACCCAGCCGCTGGAAAGTTTTGCCGCCCAGTACGGCCAGGGGTTAAGCAATATGCTGGAAGCCAACCCCGGGGTCGATGTCTATTTACCACGCTCCGGTTCGACGCTGACTATTCCGCAACAGCTGATCCTGCCCGACACCGTGCGCGAAGGGATCGTGATCAACGTTGCCGAAATGCGTCTCTATTATTACCCGCCGCTGGGCAATAGCGTCGAAGTCCTGCCAATCGGCATTGGTCAGGCCGGACGCGAAACGCCGCGTAACTGGGTGACGGCAGTAGAGCGTAAGCAGGAAGGCCCCACCTGGGTGCCAACCGCCAATACCCGCCGCGAGTATGCGAAAGAGGGCAAAACGCTGCCGGCGATGGTGCCCCCCGGGCCCGATAATCCGATGGGGCTGTATGCGATCTACATCGGCAGGCTCTACGCCATCCACGGCACCAATGCCAACTTTGGTATCGGGCTGCGCGTCAGCCAGGGATGCATCCGCCTGCGCAATGACGATATTAAATTCCTGTTTGATAACGTGCCGGTTGGGACGCGGGTTCAGCTGATCGATCAGCCGGTGAAGTACAGCGTGGAGCCGGACGGCAGTCACTGGCTGGAGGTGCACGAGCCGCTGTCGCGCAACCGCGCGGAGTTTGAATCCGACAGAAAAGTCCCCTTGCCGATGACCTCGGCGCTGCGCGAGTTTACTCAGGGGCCGGGAGTGAGTCCTTCGCAGGCCGAGCAAACCCTGCAGCGCCGCTCCGGCATGCCGGTGAATATCAGCGCCACAGCGGCGCAGGGAAGTTTGTAGCGGGTCGTTTAGTCTGATTAACGGCTATTGTAAGAAGGCTCTTTTGCTGTCGATGCATTCAACGTTGTTGGGAATAAGGATCGGGAAACCGATCCTTAACTTATCAATAGTGGCTGTGATGGCGTTTTAATGAGGGCGCCAGGAGATGCTCAGGAGGGGATGATAAAGTCTGCAAATATGCCTATGGACTTAATCTTGTTACTGAGGATTTTTTTTGGGGCTGCCATTGTCCATGAAAGCGAAGATACCGCTTATGATAGCCAATATCCAGAATATAATACTAATGAATTTTGCAGAATCCATATTATCAAAACACTCCTGACCACAGCCACTACCGCTGACCCCCATCCCGACGATCATGAAGCTCATCATGCCGCTCAACAATGCCAGAATCACGAAGACTACAGTGATGAAAATTTTTATACCTTTTATCATAAATTAATATCCTTATTTTATTAAATGCAATTTTCTATAATTATAATGAATGATACGGGAATGACGATATTAAAGATAAAGTGTACCTCATCGGTAATCCCATGAATACTGTAATTAGGTAAACAGGCTAGTGTTAGGGAAATATTTACAGCAAATCCCGAATAGGACGGCAATTCCGCATTATAGTTCTTGGATTCGTTATAAATATTTAAATTGGGAAAACGATTTCTATTATTCACTTTCGTTCAAAACAACGGGAATGACCCCCATCGTCGTTGATAAGCGAATCAGGGAGCTGGGATGTCGTTACTTATTGTTGGTAATGGGGACATGCTGCTCCATCAATTCAACGATCCAGTCAATAAAAACGCGCAGCTTGGCGTTGACATGGCGGTTCGGTGGAAACGCCGGGTACAGAGGCATTGGGCTAATCCGCCATTGTGTAAATAATGGAATCAAAGCGCCAACGGCCTGATGCGCTGCCGCCATATAGTTGGGCAGCGCAATCACGCCTAAGCCAACTAACCCAGCTTCGAGGTAAGCATTGCCATCATCCACGGCAAGTACGTAGTTGCCCGTGATTTCAATACGTTCATTCTCACTGCACAGTACCAAAGGATCAATCTTACTGGTGCGTGAGGACAAGAATCCCACTATGCAATGGTCAGTATTTTGCAGCTCGCGCGGGTGTGCGGGAGCGCCAAGGCGTTCCACATAGCTGGGGCGACGTAGACGCCGATTTGCAAATCGCCGACATGGCGTGCGATTAGGGACTGGTCGGTGATTTGACCACCGCGCAGAACGCAATCCACGTTGTCGCCGATCAGATCCACTACCCGGTCGCTCACACCCATGTCGATCTGGATATCAGGGTAGCGGGCGTGGAAAGCCGGTAGCGCCGGCACCAGAATAAGGCGGGCCAGCGGACTCGGTACATCCACCCGTAGCCGTCCCCTGGGCGTCATCGCCGCACTGGACAGGCTGTTTTCAGCATCCTCCATGTCTGCTACGCAGCGGCAGACCCAGCGGTTACCGCCGGATCGAAAGTCTGTAGCCATAAGGTTGGGAGCAGCATCGCTGCTTTTCACCTGCGGGGATCACATACGGAACGTTGGACGGTACCTACGTTACGATGCTGCTTATACCCGCTGGCGGAGAGATGTCAGAAGCGGCGGTGTTGCCGATCTTTTTTGGAACCGCGCATTATTGCCTTACACCCAGGTATGGTCCGGCACGGTTAAACCGCCTTTATTTAAGCCTTTGCGGGAGCGTGGGGCTCACGGCCGTTCAGCTTGCCTGATAGCAAGAAAATAGCACCTACACCAGGATAAGATTGCATGCTTGGGGAGCGGAGAGGATCACGGAAAGCAAAAATCCCGCTCAGGTTTCCCTGAGCGGGATTTTTAAATTTGGCTCCTCTGACTGGACTCGAACCAGTGACATACGGATTAACAGTCCGCCGTTCTACCGACTGAACTACAGAGGAATCGTGTGAACGAGGCGCATACTACTGGCCTCGCATTTTTGTGTCAACACTAAAATTAACCTGCTGATTCAAATGGCTAAATTTAGCTCAACACGTTGTTTTAGTGAACAATGCGCCGATCGCCTTCGTCCTGCAGGCCATTCTCACGTCTACGCGCCAGCGGATCCTGGCGGTAAAAGTGGCAAAAACGCTGCCACAGGGCCGGGAAGCGAGGCGCGAACAGTTCGGGCGCACTGAAAAAATATTCCGAGAGGACAGCAAAGCATTCTGCGGGATCGGTGGCGGCATAGGCGTCAATACTGGCGGCGCTTTCGCCTACCAGATCTATCTCATCCTGAATGTTGTTCATCGCGGCGTGGAGATCGTGCTCCCAGCCGGCAACTTCACGCAACGGGATAAGCGGCACGCCGCTGGCCCGGTCGCCGTTCCGCGTATCAAGCTTATGCGCCACTTCATGCACCACAAGGTTAAAGCCTGACGCATCAAAAGAGTCTTGAATATCCAGCCAGTTCAGCACTACAGGACCCTGTTGCCAGCTTTGTCCCGACTGTACCACCCGCTGGTTGTGGACCAGACCAATATCATCCTCCCATTCATCATCGACGATGAAAGGGGCAGGGTAGATCAGCACTTCATGGAAGCCATCCAGCCACTCAATGCCCAGCTCTAGCACCGGCAGACAAAAGAGCATAGCAATGCGCGCCTGATGCAGCGGGGTCAGCTCCAGCCCCTGCAATGCCACCAGCCGCTTTTGCTGTAAAAAACGGGCAGCCATCTGCGTGAGCTTGTGCTGCTCAGTGGACGAAAGATGGGCTAAAACCGGAATGGCAAGCGCTTGCTCCCAGGGCATCTCTGCGTTGCCGGACTCATCATCTGCTTTCCAGGGCCATTTAAACATCATATTGCTCGCAAAGTCGTCACTTGAACACAATTACCGAAACGGGAGCTATTAAAATGCCAAAGATCCTGGCATTATAGCAACCATCACAGCGGAGAGATGCCGGAGCGGCTGAACGGACCGGTCTCGAAAACCGGAGTAGGGGCAACTCTACCGGGGGTTCAAATCCCCCTCTCTCCGCCACTATTCAAACACTTACAGCATTCCCTTTCAGTGACCTGCATCCCGATGAGAAAAATTGAGAAAATCCACTGAGAAAAATTCTAGCGCCGAAGCATGCTCCGACGCCAAAGAATCATCTCATTTTCTTGTTCAACGTTGGGCTGATTTTAACTTTCCTGTCGTAAACAAGTACCTGTGATTCTGTCTTATGACCACTGAATTTTTGCTTATCCCTGCCAGATCCTTCATAGTCTGAGATCCCTTTAGCCTTTAGATCATGGAAGGTGCAATCAAGTGGCCTACCAAGTTCTTCAGAAGCCGCGTTTCTCGCTTTTCTCCATGCTTCATTAAATCCCTTGTATGAATAACGCTCACCATACATTGTCCTGATAACAGGGCCATCCTGTCCCCATTCCCTGCAAATATCCACAGCCGCACTAAGACGCTCAGTCCAGGCTTTGATCTGTTTAATACCAGTTTTACCTTGCTGTATGAAAATTCCTTTATCAAGAATCTGATTCCAGTTCATTTTAAGAACATCAGATACCCTTGCAGCGCAAAGATACGCAATTTCCATCGCGGCTTTAACTGCAGGTGTCGCATGAGTGAAGATAGCTATGTACTCTTCATCAGTTATGTAGCGGTCGCGCTGGGGTTTAGGAAACTTATCGACACCAACACACGGATTACCTGGTACATAACCACGCTGATAACCCCAGCGGTATACACGAGACATTGAACTATGCTCGTGATTAGCCTGAACACGGCTTTTTTTACCACGTGCATCCATGTAGCGCCGGACGTGTTCAGGTTTAATGGCCTTTGCTTCTGCATCGCCGAAAACCGCTAACAAGTATTTTTCATGTGCCAGGTAATCTTTTTGTGTCCTGGGGGCAAGGTCTGCATAGTCAGCACTATTTAAAAATTTTTTCCACAATTGTTGAAAGGTGAGAAGTTTTTTTCGACCTTCAACGACTTTCTCGTAAGCTAACCAAACCTCCGCTTTAGAAGCGTTTGCTGGGGCTAGATTCTCGGTAGTACCTCCTGGCTTCCAGTAGTAACCGGAAGGGCGGAAAAACACACCCTTCGGCATCCACTCATTACCAGGCGCTCTTTTGCGGCCCATATTATCTCTCTACAGCGTCAAAGTTCATGCCTGGAGTAGGCATATGGCCTGCTGGTGGAAGTATGCGTTGTACGGGATGGTTAATATGAAACCAGGTCGTTTTAATTGCTCCGTCCCGGCGTTCAATAAAAAAGATCCCGTTCTGCGTTAATACCTCTTTCTGCAGTGACTTTTGGGGCGAACCCGTGGCCTCTGTCAGTTCTTCATCAGTCAGGAAGCGATCGCTCATGAGTTGTTCTCCACTGAACCGGCTGCAACCGGTTATCTGCCACTATATGAACAAGACGAACATCCACCACGCAGTCCGTCATTACACCTTTTACACAGCTGGTGGTCCTCCCTTACCCCTTTAAACTGGTTATAAATTTCCGCTGGTACAATTACCGGCATAGGGACCAGTAATCGTTGACTACGTAGTGATGCAATTTCTGCAGTGCGTTCGAGGTACAACGATTTCCAGTCACTTGCTTCAGTCTTATATGCGGCCAAAGCATCCCGCATGCGCCGCCAGCGGCGACGCTTCAGCTTGTTCGCTTTCACTTCACCTCCTGCGGGGTTGCTGCGAGCATGGCGGCGCGGCAGGTTTTCTCCGCCCACTCCAGATACTTCTCTTTCACCCCTTCATCCAGTCCGCCGCAATCGACGAGATTATCAACCAGTTCGCGAGCCAGTTTTTTGAAATCCGGTACTACCGGCGCTACCGGCGCTGGCTGCTCTTTGATGTGCAACCGCGGCTCTCCGTCTTTCGGCTCCGGCCATGAGCGCTGTTTGTTTACCGCCAGCTTATCGATCATCGCCTGGGTTATTTGCTCGTCTGTAATACCAGCCCGGTGCTGGGCGTCCCACAGCAGGAATTGCATATCAGCCCATTCCGACAGGTCGCCAGGCTCGGCAGCGGCTTCCAGTGCTTCTTTGCTGAGGTGATTCAGCGGGCCAACCGGGCCCACATTGCCGAAGGTAGCCTTTGACCATTCAGCGTGTTCACGGCGAACCTGATTGCGAGCAAATGAGAACTCCCCCATCAGCGCTGCCAATGCGATTTCAGTAATACGCAAATACATAGCTGCGCGGGACGGATTGCTGAATTCACCCTCTTTTAAAAACTTCGACATTTCCGCCACGTCAGCACGGCACACGGCGATTAATTGCTCATTAGTGAATGTGGCGATATCAGTCATTCCAGGCCTCCAGTTCGTTCTCTATTTCTTCGTCGATCTCGTCGTTGGTAGCTTCTTCATTCAGTTGGTCGCGGGCTTCTTTGAGATACACTTCACGACGCTTCCGGTACCATTCTGAGAACTCAGGAGTCCAGCCTTGTAGGGAGCCGTCAAAGTCAACTTTGGCGTTACGTTCAGCCATGCTCTCGACCATACTGTAAGCGGTGGTAAGCGCCGCTTCGCGGATATACCCACGAAGGTCACGCTTGCGCCAGTACGGATTGCGCTTTGAGTCGCAGAATGGTTTAAATTCAACTTCCCAGCAGCGGATGCAACGTGCGTTCAGTGATTTACTCATGCTGCCCACCATTCAATAAACATGCAGATACCAACGGTTACTACGGCAATCAGCACCCAGCAGATCACATCTAACAAGGCGGCGAACCGACGCAGGGTATATTTGCTGTAATTCTCAGGATCAATATTCATACCGCCTCTCCAAGCACCCAGCGCAAAGCCTCGGCATATTCGCCGCTGGCATCTTCGAGGGCTTTTGCAATTTCTTTGCGGGTTTTCAGGCGCGGCTTTGCATCACCGAGGATCTGACGCTGACGCCGAGCTTTTTCATGGCCGGTTGTGCCAGCAGTTGCCGCTTCGATTTCAGAGACCTTCTCCCGCTGCTCTTCGGGTTTAAGCGATGCCAGCTGACGCGCCTGGGTAACGGTAACTGTGCCAGCCTCCACCGCTTCCCTGACGGCCTGGGTGGCATCGAGAAGGGAGAGCGTTGCACGAACGGTCTGAACGCTGCAGCCAAACAACACTGCAATGTCGTCCTCATCGAGCCCGCGGTCGAGCTGGTCAGACATTTTTTTAGCCCGGCCAAGCGGTGTATCAGGTCGGCGAATTTCGTTTTCGCTGACCATGTATTTAGCCATCTGATTTGCTGATCCGCGCTTAACGACCCCAGGAACAAGCAGTGGGTCTTTGCCCTCTTTCAAAAGAAGCTTATTTGCCTCCAGGGTATGTTTTACGCGCTGACGGCCTACAACTACGCAGGTGAGCCCAAGTTCAGGGTCTTTCCAGACGATGATAGGTTCCAGTACACCCAGCTCCTTGATGTTCAGAACCATCCCTTCGTCGATAGGAAGGTGGACCCGTTCATCGTAAAGCGGGTGTGTTTTGTCGGTAACTAGGTGCAGGCTTTCAGGTTCGAACGTTAAAACGTTCGTTTTGCCGCTGGCGCCGTATACAACCTTTGAGTCTTTAGCCATCAGAGAGCCTCCACGTTACGGAAGCTGGTGGGGGAAATTGCTTTCAAATCGCGCATTGCTTCGAGGACATGCAGATTTATGCGCTTCTTGGTATATCGCTCAGTAATACGATCACACTCCTTCGCCCAGGATTTGACCTCTGCGAGAAGGGCGTCACGTTCGGTGCGCGTCTGGCGCAGAGCTACATTCGAAACATCGAGGACGGTAGCCAGTTCCTTGATGATTGCTGCCTGTTCTGGTGGCATAGTTTTGGCTATTTCGTACGCCTGTTTAATCAGTTGTTTTGCTGTCTTAGCCATCTTTTGTTCTCCATCTGACGCGCTGCAACGCGTAAATTTAGGGTGCAGCAACCCAACCCATGAGAATGGGTTAGATGCTTGGTTAATTTATCGCTTAGCTTCGCCGCCGAGAGCTTTGGTCAAATCAGAAATCAGAGTACTCATTTCACCTGTCATGAGAATGAAATCTGCATCGAACCGCTGTGCTACATCCTCACGATCGATATCATCATTTTGAGATACGAGCTCATCAGCGAATTTAATACGCTTAATGGATACGTCGTCACAAAGGGTAAAGCGAATACGATCCTGCCAATCGAGGAATAATTTAGTGACAACCTTTCCAGCTTCGATGTGGGTATGAATTTCGTCACTTACGAGGTCTTGTTTCTTGAAGCGTCCAATACCTCCGGCCTCCAAAACAGCTTTAATTTCTGCTTCATCACCCAGATTAAAACCATTAGGCGCGCTGCCTGAACGAACCCATTCAGTCATCGTTAGCTCGACAGGCTCTTCCATTGTCAAAGGAACGACGGGAAGAGATCCCAGGGTCTTGCGCAGGAGTGCCAGGGCATCTTCAGCACTGCGCGCACTGGAGGCATCGACTATGACCAGGTGATCGGTGGTATTCACCCAGATTCGCGTGATGATGTTCCGTGAGAAAGCCCTGGGGAGAAGGCTATGTAAAACCTCATCGCGTAGAGCATCCTTTTCAGTCTTTTTCAGACGTCGCGCCTGTTCTGATTCAAGCTTAGAAATTTTCTTGTTGAGCTCATCGGTAATGGTTGGGCGTGGGATAATTTTCTCTTCCCGGCGGATCACGAGCAGAAGCTGACCGCTAACAAAATGAAATAGCTGGTCAGAATACTGTCCAAGGGGAGATACCCAACCGGATTTAGCCATATCCTGACTCCCGCAAGGAGAGAAACGGAATGGTTCAAGCTTGTCTGCCAGATCCGCGATGGTGTGTTCTTCCACGATGGTAATATCGCGAGAGAGCCGGTAAATAAGAGCATTTTTGAAGAAGTTCATTTCGTTTCCTCGATCCGCCACTGCAATGGCATCAGGTTAGTTATCTCCACACAACGGAAAGAGCACTGAAGCACTGGAAACTCACTTGACTAACACAGTGCTTTTTCCTGTTGTGTGCCTGGCTTCCACCGGCTCCCATCTGTTTTTAAAGCCACTCAGATATCGTCTGGGCTGTGCCGTCTACTTCCGGCTGTCACTGCCGTCGAGAGTGCTGGCAGCTCACTGACCTGATAACTCCCAGGATCAACTGGAGTGGTTGTTATCGCTACCAAAGCGCCACTGTCCAGGACATTTAAAAGGACCGTCTCCAAGTGGTAACTCTTCCAGTCCCGCTAAACACTCGTGTAAATGCTTAACGTGAACGGCTGATATCCTCGTCTCTTCCGAGGTGTCACACCTTTTCGCCGCGCTGGTGGGGCGCACGTCGTGCCTGAAACACTTAGCTTGCACATGGCGCCGCCAAGATGACATAGTCCATCAGGCTCACTTGATATTAGGTTTTGCCTAATGATATGTCAATAGGCTTAGCCTAATGTTTGTCGGCAGTCAAAAAAATCCCGCATAAGCGGGATTTGTGTGAAATAAAGCTAGTGTTTTTATGATTATGGACGACGCTTTCTGAAATTCTCATCATTCTGTACATATTGTAAAGAATCAAGGATTAAACCTGAAATCCTTAATACATCCTCGGGATGTTCAATGAAAATACGATTGTTATCATGTTCAAGTCCGGCTCTTTTAATTTCATTACCTGTTATTTCATTGATATCAATTGGTAACTGTATGTTTGAGCGGTTCTTCTTGTCATAATAGCGAACCAGCCAGCGGTTTGTTTTTCCTTGGAAAAGAATAGAGTAATATGACTCTGTGTCTTTGGCTTGAAGTTCGTATGCAGGACCTATAATAGAACAGATTTTTTCAAATAAAATTCTTTCATTATAGGTTGTTACGATGTTGGGATTCTCTGCATCGACAATATCTGCGCGCTCATCAATTACATTATTTTCAGTTACATCAGCAGGGGATTCTAATTCAGGAATAGATGTTCTTGATGAAAGACCAGAAACAACCATTTCACTTACTGACCTCTCTACGGCCTGCCTCACCAATGGAGTTATTGTTTCTATAAATCTTTGATTCAATTGACGACCAATGTTTGCTCGTCCTGCAACATATCTAACAAATTCATGATCTACTTCCCGAAGGCTTGTACTCACTACTTTAACAAATGCAGAAATATATACACTCTCTTCTGCAAGTGTTCTTAAGGCCTCTGGTTTGAATTTGTCATGCCGGAATCTAAATAATTGCTCAGCATCAGAATCTTTAATGTCATCCATCATGATTCGTAAAAATGGCGTTGAATCCATTATGTTTTTCTCATTGAGATCCGTAAAAAAACGCCATTCAATGCCATTAGTAATTGCTGATATTGTCACCTCAGGAGTAGAATTAAAATACCTAGATAATTGAGGGCAATGGTTGTCCATTTTCTCTTTACAACCTTTGGCCTCAATAAACATAACGGGAACACCTTGGCAGAATAGAGCATAATCTACACGCTCACCCACTTTCACACCAGGGAAGTCCGCACCATATTCAGCTTTGACTTTTTGCGGATCATATGCGTTAAAGCCTAGGATATCCAAGAAAGGAAGTATCAAAGCCTGCTTGGTTGTCTCTTCCGTTGTGCAGTGTTCTCTAACATTTTTAACATGTTCAATGTGATTTTTAAGACGTACTTTGAAGTTTTCCATGCATCCTCCATGCAAAGTGAAAACCTGCTGTTAAATCAAAGCAAATCACAATCCCCGGATGGGCTTCATACAAGCCAATCCCCCACAGGGATTGAGTTATGCAAGTGAATCAATCTCAGAGCTTTTAACATGTATGGAGCTTAGAGATATTGTCCGTTAGACCATATAAGCTTAAGCTCTGGCTTTCGTTTGTTTTTTTCCATCTTCCTCCTGCTCTGCCCATCTCCTTATCTTCATCTCTAGTGAGTCTAAATATGCTTTAGCGTCGCTATCTACCCAGCCAGGTATACGCTGTCCTTGCTCTAAGAGGACAAAATCAATGATAGCCTTTTTCTCTCTCGAAGCCTTATTATAGAGTTCGTCAATAGAACCATTTTTAACTATGGGATCTGTTGCGGGCTCACATGTATCAGTTAGCGGGTATCCTTTTAGTCCCCAGTGCTCGGGGCCCACAACATCAGAAAAGTAGTTCCAAAGCTCTGGTAGCTTCTCTTTCGATATGGAGCCTTTATTGATCCAGTCATGGATTGATGGGGGTTTTATTTTGAAATGACGTGCGATTTCCGCCTTACTCTTGGCAGAACCTATTGAAAGCTTCTTGTCTATGGCCTGCTCGATCGCTCGGCCCAATTCTTTACCACTAAGCATTGCCTAATAATCCTCATAACCTTTAGCTTAGGCAATTCCTATTGATTGTTTATTAGGCTTAGCCTAATATCTGCTTGTGTGGAAATCATAGGAATCCGTTTATGAGAAGTAGCCTTGAAGCAATCAGTGAAGCCTGCCGCATTGTTGGGGGACAAGCCGCTTTGTCAAGGAATCTAGGCATCTCATCACCAACAGTGAATCAATGGACAACGGGCATTAGGCAAATACCTGCGGAACGATGCCCTGAGATTGAAAAAGCCACTGGTGGTGCTGTCACCTGCGAAGAGCTTCGTCCTGACATTGACTGGGCCTATTTAAGAGGTACAGCAATGCGAAAGCTTAATGTCACTGCATCAAATTTGTAACTACCACCCGAGTTTGAAAGGAGTAGGTATGAACCTCAAAGAAGTCGTGAAATCTATGTGCAAAGCATATCCAGGTGGGCGCGAAGCAATGGCTGGCGCACTGGGAATGACGGTGACGCAGTTCAACAACAACCTCTACGAGAAAAACGGCTGTCGTTTCTTCGAAGTCAGCGAGCTGGAAGCGATGGAGGACATTTCCAACACGTCGTTACTGGCTGATTACTTCGCTCGCCGCCGTGGTGCTCTGCTGGTGGATGTTCCGCATCTGGAAGAGCTGGATCGCGTGGACTTGTTCAGCCGGGCAATGCGTACCTCTGCCGCCAGAGGACAGGTTGATCAGATTATCGAACAGGCACTTGAGGATGGGGTAATCGAAAGACATGAAGCTGAAGAAATCATGGTGCATCACCGCCGCCACCTGGCTGCGCGTGAAGAAGAGATCGCGGCAATTATCACGTTGTTTGCACGCAAAAAGAAGTGACGCCAGCGAGTTGCAGCTCCTGGCGTCGTGGCGTGTCGTTATCAGTGGAGATTACTAACGCATGAACAGTTTATCAACACAATACCGCAGGTCGCAACTTGTAGCGCGGCCAGTTCCTGGTGGAGCAGGACCGGTGCAGTTCGTGTATGGGGTAAGAGTACCAGGCGGGTTCGAGCCTGTCTGCTACCAGTTTGCTCAGTGGGTGGTAGGGGACTTCAACGGCCAGGCGGAGAAAGTATGCGAGAGCTCAACCGATGGTTCAGAGATCACTACGGCGTCCCGGTCAGGGTCATACGCTGGGAGCCCCAGACACAGCGCGTTATATACCTGCGTAAAGGGTACGAGCATGAATGCTTTAGTCCCCTTGAGCAGTTCAGACGTAAATTCAGAGAAATAAAGGACGATCATGAGCACTAAATTAACAGGATACGTCTGGGACGCTTGCGCATCTTCGGGGATGAAACTATCCAGCGTGGCAATCATGGCGCGCCTGGCTGACTTCAGCAACGATGAGGGTGTTTGCTGGCCTTCTATCGCGACCATATCCCGTCAGATTGGCGCTGGTGAAAGTACTGTCAGAACGGCGATTACTGCGCTTGAGAAAGAGGGATGGCTCACCCGTACGCAACGCCGCAACGGCAACCGTAATGCATCGAACGTCTACCAGCTCAACGTTTCCAAACTACAGAAAGCGGCATTTTCTCACCTGTCAGTTTCTGACACATCAAAATCTGACGCATCAAAATCTGATGCCTCAAAAATTGACCCCTCAAAATTTGATGCGTCGGAATCCAACAAAAAACCCATTTTTGACCCGTCAGAATCTGGTGGGGATCCGTCAGTAAAATCAACTACTGATCCATCAGATATAAATCCTTCTTGTCCGGACGCTTCGCAACCGGACGAACAGGGCTCTGCTGATGAATTTCTGTCACGACATCCTGACGCGGTGGTGTACAGCGCTGCAAAGCGGCAGTGGGGAAGTCAGGACGATTTAACCTGCGCCGAGTTCATTTGGGGGAAAATTATCAGCATGTACGAACTGGCCGCTGAAAGTGATGGTGAGGTAGTTCGGCCTAAAGAACCAAACTGGACAGCATGGGCTAATGAGGTGCGCCTGATGGTGATGCAGGACGGGCGAACCCATAAACAAATTTGCTCACTTTTCAAACGCGCCAACAAAGATTCGTTCTGGTGCAAAAACGTGCTTAGCCCGTCGAAACTTCGGGAAAAATGGGATGAGCTGTCGTTAAAACTTTCTGCTCCACTCAATAGCTCCCGCCAGGAGGCGTCGATTTCGCGAGCCAGCTTCGAAGGAGTTGATTACTCATTGCCTGAAAACTCGGGGTTCCGCTCATGAGTAAGCCATTTCTGAAATGGGCTGGTGGAAAGTATACCCAGCTGGCTGACCTGTTCGTGCATATCCCGGCAGGGAAACGCCTGATAGAGCCATTCGTTGGTGGTGGGTCGGTATTCCTGAACAGCGAAAAGCACGCAGATTACCTGCTGGCGGACGTTAATCCGGACCTGATTAATCTGTATCAGATGTTAGCGGTGGTGCCGGATGAAGTGGAATTGAAGGCCCGCTGGATGTTCGAGCACATGCGGTCACCAGATGGCTATGAGCTGATCCGTTCCGAGTTCAACGCACAGACGCTGGATGCTACTGAACGCGCAGCTGCATTCCTGTATCTCAACCGGCATTGCTTCAATGGCCTGATGCGCTACAACCAGGCGAACAAGTTCAATGTGGGCTGGGGAGGCTACAAGGCTCCATATTACCCGATGGATGAGATGAAAGCCTTCGCGGCTATGGCGCATAACTGCGTATTCATGACCGCTGATTACCGCCGGACAATCAGCCTGGCCGGTAAAGGGGATGTGGTTTACTGCGATCCGCCTTACGAACCGATGCCGGGAACAACCGGATTCACCGCCTACGCCGCTGGTGGTTTTAGCTGGGATAACCAGGTGGACCTGGCGAAGCAATGTGTATCTGCCTTTCACCGTGGCGCTCGGGTAGTGATTTCTAACTCATCTGCACCGAAGGTTCTCGACCTGTACCGGGAGCATGGTTTTAACCTGCAATTCATCAACGCGCGCCGTTCGATCTCCTGCAAAAGCAGTACGCGGGAAGTCGCAAAAGACGTTGTAGCGATCCTTTAAGGGGGCTAAATGAAACTGACTTTACCATTTCCACCGAGCGTAAATAGTTACTGGCGCGCCCCGAGCAAGGGACCGCTGAAAGGCAGACATCTGGTTAGCGAGACTGGGCGCAAGTTCCAGCAGGCAGCGAGAGCGGCGATTATTGAGCAACTGCGGGCCGTTCCCCGGCCATCCTCTGATCTGGCTGAGGTTCACATAGTGTTGTATCCGCCGGATCAGCGCCGTCGGGATATCGATAACTACAACAAAGCGCTGTTCGATGCCCTGACTCTAACAGGCGTCTGGGAAGACGACAGTCAGGTTAAGCGCATGCTGGTGGAGTGGGGGAACATCGTGAAGAAAGGGAAAGTAGAAATCACCATCCGACGTTTTCGTGCAGTTGCCTGACGTGGAGATGATATGAGAGCACTACTAACCCCTGAGATTGCCCCACGTATGGGCGTTGTTCTTCTTCGCCCAGGTGCTGATCTCATGCCGATGTTCAGGAGAGGACGGGTACTGATTGAGCCTGCACCGGAAAAATACAGCGACTACGCAACCGGCGCCATCCCTCCCGCCACGCAGCCACTGGCAGAAGACCCGGTTTTGAAGCCAGTATTCGAAAACAAAGACGTCATTCTGCGCGCGGGTGGTATCAGCTCGCTGGAGGCCGAGCTGGAGCGTCATTTTGAATGCCAGTATCCCCACGGCTCATGGCACAGCGAAAATTTTACGCTGTTCCGGCATGAGCCTGGCAGCATCCGCCTTTGCTGGGCCTGCGATAATCTGCTGCGTGATCAGTACACAGAGACGCTGGCAGGCATTGCGCGTGGGAACCTGGTATCCTGGCTGATAACGGTCATCCGCTCACAGCTGGGGTTCAACGAAGACCATCAACTGACGATCCCGGAGTTGTGCTGGTGGCTGGTGATAAACAATCTGGCGCACGTAATCCCTGAATCGCTGGCCCGTAAAGCCCTGCGATTGCCGGAAATAAAGCATCAACCAGTGACGAAGGAGAGCGATATTGTGCCGGAGCCAGCGGCGAGCGAAGTGGTGCAGAAAAAGATTCTCGGTCTTCGCGTAGATCCTGAAACGCCGGAATCATTCATGCTGCGACCAAAACGCCGCCGCTGGGTAAACGAGAGCTGGACGCGCTGGGTTAAGTCCCAGCAGTGTGTCTGCTGTAACAAACCAGCAGATGATCCCCATCACCTGATAGGCCACGGACAAGGTGGAATGGGAACAAAAGCGCATGACCTGTTTGTGTTGCCGCTTTGCAGAGCGCATCACGACGAGTTGCACGCTGACACCGTGGCATTTGAGGAGAAGCACGGCTCACAGCTGGAGCTGCTGTTTCGATTTCTGGATCGTTCGCTGGCAATTGGCGTGCTGGCATAGTGGAGAACGCATAATGATTAACCCGTCCGAGGTTGGAAAAGCTGGTGAAATGGTCAGGCTGAAAACGCTGGAGGCCATCTGGATTCAAGGGAAGCTGCGCATGTGGGGCCGCTGGTCTTACATCGGCGGCGGTAGTGGCGGCAATATGTTTAACCAGTTACTGGCTTCCGGGAAAGTCACTAAAACAGCCATCAACGAAGCATTACGCCGGATGAAGAAGTCTGGCATCTCGAAGCCAGAGCTTGAGGCATTTTTTCGTGAAATACTCGCGGGGAAAAACAAAAGCGGCCTGGCCTTCTGTACAGACGATGAAGGACTGCTGATTGATAAGGTACTGGGGGCAGTCCTTATTACAGGTGGTCACAAAGAGCTGTATCACCTGCTGGTGGAGCATTACCGGTTACGGAAGAGCAAACGCCGCATAGCGGAAGAGCTCTATGAAAAGCATCCCGACTGGTGCTTTATGACCTGTAGACGCAGAGTTGATATGTGGCTTAGTTTGGCAGAATGGATGCTGTACGCACCAATGTGTGACGCATTCGGCACAAATGGCGACAGATTTTACTTGCAAAGTGAGCCAGAAACTGCTTGAATTGTGATAGGCTCGGGACGTTAAAGCGAACTGAGCAGCATGAAATAAATTAAAGGCCCAAGGCTAACCCCCTTGGGCTTTGTCATTTCTGCACTCCGGTCAGGGCTCTTGGGTAGAGACGTGCTGCACGATACGTTAAAGCCCTCTGCGCAGAGCCCTGAACCAGATTGCTGGTTTAGCTCAGAAGGTAGAGCGCCTGCCTTGTAAGCAGGATGTCAGCGGTTCGATTCCGTCAACCATCACCAGAACGGCAGAGGGGCCAGCGTCTGAAGCGAATCCCTATCACAATGCGTAACTTATCTAGGGGAAGCTATGCAGCAACCATATTTTTTTAACCCGGGCATGACCACTCAACAGCTTGAAGACTGGCTTGGGCAACAGAAAATCTATCTTGCCCACTTCAACCGTCTGATAGCAGAAAAAGCCGCTCTTGAGGAGCGGCTGAGTCAGATCTCTGCGGAGATTGGGCGAGTCGCTACTGGTAGCTTTGAAGGAATGCTGAGTTTTCCCTGGGATCCCAGTCCTCTTGTGGAAAATCCTCAACAGGATAGTGGCCAGTCGGCAGATTGAGTGACGCCAGGACAGCGGCAGCATCTTCTGACATATAACTGGGCTTTAGTTGACTGGCAATGATAAAGAGACAGTCGTTTAGCGAGAGTCTTCTAATCTCTTCAGGTTTCCACTTGGTCATTTCGAAGATAAGGTGATGAAGAGCCTTATCGTTATCAAGATAATAATAATCCGATGAAAAATGTTTCCTGTACTCATCGAGAATACATTCAAGAGTGAATATTTGTCCTATTCGGTACCAAACCTGTCTGGTTCTGTAACTGTGTGAGTCTGCCAGTAATGTTTGGGGGAAGTTGTTATTTTGGCAAACCCGTGACTTGATTACCTGTAAAAGGTCTGAGTACTTACTCATATTATGCACCAGTTGATGTTTTAATCATTTGCGAATCAATTTTATCAAAGAGAAAAATAAGCCGCTACACGCTGATAACATCAGGCTGGACGGTTATGGTGAGCCGATACCTCAGACAAGCAGAGTATGTGTAAGTTCACACAGATATTGCAATTGCCTCAGAACACTAAAGGAGGGATTGCCAGATGTTGATGCAGCATATCGGTGTCGGCTATTTTGGGTATTA